GAAGAGGAGCCCCCTCCGAGGCAAATACATCCAAAAAATGTCGAAGCCTCGCTGGGAGACGCCGGATCCGCCGGGAGTGGTCGGGACCTATGGGCCACGAGCCCGACGCTGGGCGAAGCGCGAGATCGGCATCACGACCAGTGCCTGGCAGACCCGCGTCATCGACCGGATCCTGCGCTACGGGGCGACCGGTGACCTCATCGCCAGGACCGCGCTCCTCGGGGTCGGTCGCCAGAACGGCAAGAGCGTCGTCGTCCGGGTCATCCTCGGCTGGATGCTCGACGAGGGGAGGACCCTGCCGCCCTTCCGGGGCTGGCCGTCGATGCTGGCCGGCGCCCACGACGCCAAGCAGGCCCGGATGGTCTACGACTACGTCTTCAACGACCTGTCGGCGATCGATCGGCTGCGCGAGGCGTCGAAGGGCGGGCGGTTCGACCGGACGGTCAAGCTGACCGAGCTGTTCGGCATCCGGGTCGGCGACCTGACGTTCGACATCATCACCAGCCAGCCCGGGTCGGTCCGCGGCCGGTCGGCCGGGCTCATCGCCCTCGACGAGGCGCTGACCCAGCGCGACTGGGCGATGTGGGAGGCGCTGTCGCCGGTCGTGTCGGCCCAGCGCAGCCCGATCACCATCCTGACCAGCACCGCGGGCAACGCCGAATCGGTGCTGCTCCGCGCGTTCTATGACCGCCTCGTGCGCCAGGCGGCAGGCGACGAGAAGCCCGACCCCGCCTTCTACGGCGCCTGGTGGCAGTCCGACGACCCCGAGGCCGGTCTCGACTGGACGCAGATCCGCCAAGCGAACCCCGCTCTCGGGACGCGCTTGACGAGGCAGGCGATCGCCACCGAATTCGGTATCCTGCCGCCCGATTCATGGCGCCGCGAGCGGCTCAATCACTGGGTCGATGTCCGCGCCTCGAGCGCCTTCCCACCGGGCCTCTGGGCGGCCTGCCGGCTGCCTCGCCCACTCGAGGGCATGGTCGGGCCGTTCGCCCTCGGCGTCGACGTCCAGCCCGGCTGGCAGCGCGCCACCATCGTCGCGGCGGGGATCCGCGCCGACGACCGGGTCGGCGTCGAGGTATACCGCGACCTCCGCGCGACCGAGGCCGAGCCGATCACCGCCGACCGCCTGGTCGCCGAGGTCGCCGCCTTCCCCGATCCCGTCGAGGTCATCGCCTACGACTCGATCAGTGGCGCGACGCCCCGCTTCCGGCGCGACCGCGAGGAGACCGGCCGGCCGTGGGACGAGCTCACGCCGGGGATGGTCGTCGACGCCTGCGTCGACGTGTCGGACATGATCCGCTCGGCGCGCCTGGGCGTCGACGATCCACTCGTCGACGCCCAGGTCGGGATGACGGCGCGGCGATCGATCGGCTCGGAGGGCGCCTTCCGCTTCTCCCGCCAGGACAGCGCCGGGCCGATCGACGCGGTCATGGCGATGACCTTCGCGGCGCACGCCGCGGTCTACGCCCAGCGCGCCCCGACGCTGTACATCCCGAGGCTGTCGGCGTGAGACTCCAGCCGTGCTGGTCATGCGAGTCAACAGCCGCTTGCTTCCTGGACTGTGGATGCGCTAAGTGCATCGACCCCGATGAGTACGAACGCTGGCGCCAGGAACGCCCGGATCAGTACAAGCGATGGCTGGCTAGTCAAGCCGTTGACCCCGATGACTACGACCGGCTGATGCAGGAGGCGGACGAGATATCGTGGTGATGGCGTGACATGTCCCCCGGTTCGGGCGTATCGTTCGCCCCGGTGGGATGGCTGAGGGATCTCCTGTTCGGTAGTCCGCCCGCGAAGTTCGACGCGACGCGGACGTACATCGGCTTCCCCACCGCGGACGCGGGACTGGTGGGCGGGGGCGTCACCGGCACCACCGCGCTCGGCCTGTCGTCGGTCTGGCGCTGCATCGACATCCTGTCCAACGGCGTGTCGCAACTCGAGTGGCGCGAGATGCGCGGCAACCTCGAGCTCCCGCCGTCGCGCCTGGCGCGCCGCCCCTACCCCGACTACAGCCGGCGCGAATGGGTCAGCCTCATGGTCGCCACCGCGGCGCTGTACGACGTGGCCTATGGGCTCAAGGTCGGCGGGGTCGACTCGGAGGGCGTCCCGGTCGCGGTCCTGCCGCTCAACCCGAACATCGTCCAGCCGGTCCAGACCGACACGCTGTCGATCATGCCGCCGGCCGACTTCTGGGTGGGCACCACGAAGGTCTCCCGCGACGACCTCGTCATCATGCATCGGAGTCCGCTCCCGGGGATCTCCGACGACACGGGCGGCGTGATCCGGCTCGCCCGGATCACGTTCGCCGCGGCCATCGCCGCCGAGGGCTACGCCAGCCGCTACTGGCAGGCCGGCGGATCCCCGACGACGATCATCGAGACGCCCAATCCATTGCAGCAGGCGCAGGCCGAGGCGCTCTCGACCCAGTGGACGTCGATGCGCCAGCTCGGCCCGGACTACGCCGCGGTCCTGGGCGGCGCCACCGCCAAGTCGTTCGGCGCCGATCCGACCCAGCAGGCGGCGGTCGAGGCGCGCCGCGAGCAGGTCGCCGACGTCGGCCGCTACTTCGGGGTCCCGACGAGGATCTTGAACGCCCCGACCGGCGATTCGGAGACCTACTCGAGCTCGGAGATGGCCAACCACGACCTCGTCCGCTACACCCTCCAGAACTACATCGGGATGATCGAGGACGCCATCAGCGACCTGCTTCCGGGCGGCCGGCACGTCGTCATGGACACCCGGCGGCTGACGTCGGGCACCCAGATCGCCCAGGCCCAGGCGCTCCAGCTGCTGACCGGCGGCAAGCCCGTCATGTCGGTCGACGAGGCGCGGGAGACGCTCGGCTTGCCGCCCATCGAGGAACCCAGCCAGTTGGAACCCATCGCAGCACCGGTGTCAGGAGGAGGGCCGCGGGATGGCCAAGGCCAGTAGCACGAGCACGGGCGACGAGAAGCCGTCGGTCCTGCCGGCCGACCCCGGCCAGGCGGCGCGGGCCGAGGAACTCGCCCTTCAACGCAGGGTCGTCAACGCCGTCCACGACCGGACCCACGAGGGCCAGGTACCCATCCCCATCGTCCAGCCGGGACCCGAGAACGCGGAGCCCGGGTCGTGAAGGTCACGACCCAAGCCCAGGCGGGCCTCCGCCTGGCCGAGGACGATCCGCGCTCGGTCGTCGGCCTGGCCGTCCCGTACGACGCCATCACGGCGCGGACGAGCATGGGCCGGATGCTCTTCAAGCAGGGCGCCTTCGCCAAGTCGGTCGGCGCATGGACGACCCGCCAGGACGGCGCGCGGATGCCGTTCCGGACGGCGCACGGCACGCGAGCGTCGGGCGTCGTGACCGATCTCACCGAGGGCCCGCGCGGGGTCGAGTTCCGGGCCGCCATCTTCGAGGGACCCGAGGGCGACGCCTACCTGCGCGACGTGGCGGCGGGGCTCAACGGCGTGTCGATCGAGGCGGATCTGCCCGACCGGGTCCGCAAGGCAAGGGACGGGACGATCGTCTGGGCTCAAGCCGAGCTGACGGGGATCGCCGGGGCGGATTCGCCCGCATTCGATGGGGCAAGGGTCGCCCGCATGGAGGGAACCATGGACGAGACCGCGGAGACGCCGCAGGAAGAGACCCCCGAGGTCATCGAGCCGGCGCCCCCGGCAGTCGTCCGCGACCTGGTCGCCGCGGATGCGACGGTCCAGGCCATCGGGCGCGCACCGATGCGCATCACCAGCCAGCCGTCGGTCTACGCCGCGGGCTCGGGCAACAACTTCCTCGCCGACCTGATGCACTCGCGGGAAGGCGACATGGCCGCCGCCGACCGGCAGGCTCGTCACTATGCCCAGCTCGGCGACCTGTCGCGGTCGATCGAGCGGCTCGGACCGTCCGCGTTCGCGGGCGACGTCCTGTCGTCCGAGATCCCGGGTGCCTATCCCAATTCCTATTACCCCGGGTTGATCACACCTCGGATTCTCAAAAGCCGGCCGATGGGCGGCTTCTTCGACCGGGTCGCCATCACCGACGCGACACCGAAGATCTTCGCCAAGGTCACGACCTCGACGACGGTCGCGGTCCAATCGGCCGAGGCGGTCAACCCCGCGGCGTCCGACCTCGCGACGACCGCGGTCACCGCGACCCCGCTCCTCTACGGCGCCGAGACCGTGGTCAGCCGCCAGGCGCTCGACGGCGGCGATCCGTCCGCCGCGAACATGATCCTCGCCGACATGATCGAGGCCTACGCCCAGGCGTCCGAGACCGTCATCAAGACCGCGGTGGAAGCGGGAGCGACGGCGTCGGGCACGGCCATCACCGCGGCCACCCCGTTCGCGGGCGTGCTCGGCAACGTGGTCAAGTACTACACGACGCGGTTCAAGCCGGCGACCGGGATCTTCGTCCCGTCGGCCCTGTTCGCGGTCCTGCTCGCCCAGGGCGACACGACCGGCCGGCCGTTCATGCCGCTCCTCAATCCCACGAACTCCGATGGCACGGTCGCGACCGGCGGCGTGTCGGGCTCGGTCCTGGGCGCGACCGCCTACCTGTCGTACGCCTCGACCGCAAACGTCGTGGTCACGACGCGGCCCGACGACTACGTCATCTACGAATCGAGCATCGCCCGCTTCAGCTACGACCAGTACACCGGGCCGTCGGCGGTCCGTCTCGGGATCTGGGCCTACCTCGTCGTCGGCACCCGCCTCGGCGGCCTCAGCGTGACGGCGGCGTAAGTGCCGTACGTCACCGGCGCGGCGATCCTGACCCACGTCGGGAAGAGCTCGCCCAGCGCGGCCGACACCGCCTGGGCGACGAGCTGCGCCGACGCCATCGAGGGGGGCATCACCGCCCTCCTCGGTGGCGAGACGCCGTCGGCGGGCGGCACCGACGAGCTCGAGGTAGCGGCGCTGACCGATGGCGCCGCCCTGTTCAATTCACGCGCCGCGCCGCATGGCATCCTCTCGGTCGGGCCGGATGGAGACGCCGTGCGGCTCGGCGCGGACAGCCTGCGCGCGGTGAAGCCGGTCATCTACCGGGTCCACACGACGGCCGGCATCGGCGTCGGATGACGTCGATCAGCGATGCACGGACGGCGCTCGTGGCGGCGGTCGGAGCGTCGGACGCCGCCATCGATCCGCCGGCCTGCTACGTCTACGGCTCGGGCTCGGACATGGCGCCCGCGGGCGGGCGCGGCTTCGAGTGGGAGTTCCGGGTGACCTGCGCGGTCGCCTACTCGGCCGACGACGCGAGCGCCTCGGCGCTCCTGGCGGCGCTGCTCGCGTCGAAGCTGACGGTCCTCTGGCAGCTCGCCGGCTGGCGCGTCCTGCGGGTCGGCCCCGACCAGGTCCGGCAGATCGCCGGCGGCGACCAGTTCACGGCGGACATCGCCGTCACGACGATCATCCACATCTGAGGAGGGCCCCATGGTCGCAGCAGTCCCGCAGATCCCCAAGATCAGCATCTTCAGCCTCGGTGGCGCGTCCTACATCGAGGACATCGTCAACATCAAGATCGTGCCGGTCGATCCCGAGGAGAGCACCATCACGACGCTCGACGGCGTCGCCCACAAGGACGTCGGGGTGACGACCTGGCAGATCGAGCTCGAGGCCGTCCAGGACTGGGACTCGGCCCGCCCGGGCCTGGCCTGGTACTGCTGGACGAACCTCGGCACGTCCAAGGTGTTCATCCTCAAGCACGAGAGCGGCACCGAATCGGCGTCGAACCCGAAGTTCACCGGGACCTGCATCATCAAGGCACTGGGCTACATGGGCGACGGCGGCGTGTTCGCGACCTCGACGGCGGTCTTCCCGATCACCGGCACGCTCACCCTCGACGCGACGCCCTGATGGCGGCGGGGACGACCCGCCTCACGGTGACCGGCGCGAAGGAGCTCCAGAAGGCCTTGCGGCAGATGGCCGTGGACATGTCGGACATGAAGGCGGTCAACACGAAGATCGCCGAGATGGTCGCTGCCGAGGCCCGCGGGACCATCAAGGGCGGTGCCACCAAGACCCGCGCCTGGGTCAAGGCCGGCAACAACAGGAAGAAGAAGAAGCTGAAGAGGGGTGGCTACAGCCAGGGCGCGGTGCCATACGCCGGGCCGATCCACTTCGGCTGGCCGGCCCGCCACATCCGGCCCCAGCCGTTCCTCTATGACGCGATCGACAGTCGGGCCGGGGAGGTCGTGGACGTCTACAAGAAGCGCGTCGCAGAGCTCGTCCAGAGGGTCGAGACCGACACGCGCATCAAGCAGCTGGTCAGACGGTGAGGGAGAGACATGGCCGAGGCACTCGAGTTCGACCCCGACACCCTGACCCTGGGGGAGCTCCTGGCAGTGGAGGAGGCGTCGGGCCTG